CATTCGTATCCCTCTTCTCTCAATTTGTTATATATTGTTTCTGCTTCTGTTTCGTTTTCGCAATCTATAACAACCGATATTTTTTCGTTGTAATTGGCTTCTTTCAAATCATCGGTTTTAATATCATCATCTTCAATCGTAAAACCGTATTGTGTCATATCAATATCGACAATATCATCTAATTCGAGATTCAGAATATCAATATCAAAATCCGTATTCATTGTCAGTTTGTTATGCACAAGCATATAAGCTCTGCGCTGTTCGTCCGTCAATTCATCAAGCCGAATCACAGGCACAGTTTCAAGCCCTAATTCAGTAGCGGCAATAATACGCCCATGCCCTTCCACGCATTCTCCATGCCATATTCCGATTGGATCATTAAAACCAAATTCTTTGATCGATTTCTTTATTTGTTCAATTTGTTCCGCAGTATGAATTTTAGCGTTGTTTGGATATAACTTTATTTCATTCAGCGGAATATATTCTACTTGTAATTTCATTTCACGTGTTTCCATCCTTTACCTTTAACTATTTGCATAACAGGATATGGCGATACGTTAAACTTTTTCGCCAACGCTCTCGCACCATATTCTTTATCACGAGGCTTGTAATGTTCTTTAATATATTTGGCCGCTTCTTCCGTCAATTTATGATTACCATGATTCTCGCCAACATTAGGCTTGTTTAATTGATTTTCCCAAGCATGATGTATATTTTCTTTGCAAGTTACCCATTCCAAATTGGATACATCGTTATTTTCTTTATTGCCATCTTTGTGATTGACCTGTTGTTTGTTTTCATTGTTTTCTATGAACATTTCGGCAACCAATCTGTGGATAAATTTTATATTTCTTTTTCCGTCCTTTTTTAATTCTACTTGATAATACCCTTTTGTATCTTTGCTCCCTTTAATTTCACGTTGCGGAATATCAAGAGTTCTGCCATTATTCCTTACAATCCTGTGTTCTAATGTTCTTACCTTGCCTGTATTGCTAACTTCATACAAGCCTTCATATCCTTTTATTGCTTTCCATGTTTCTTGCATAATATCACCTCCAATTGTATTGTAACACAATTACGCAATCTATGCAAGCTTGTATTTATATCACTTCTCTAATTCTTCCTTGTTGAGATATTCAATCTTCAACTGCATAAACATACCTCTCTAAGCTTCAATTTTGCGGTTTAAAGCCGTTCTAACTGTTTTGTTAAGCAATCTTGCCTTAAACCGTTCTAAAACGCAAATTACAGCAGTCATCGGTTTTTCCTTCGTTTTCGGAGCAACGCCTCTTTTGTTTTTTCCTCCTGAATCTCTGCTTTTCTATCGTCGATCCACTTCCTGTATTCTGCGTATTTCTCACATTCTATGTGGCAACCCATATGCCTATCTTCGCAATCCTTACACTGGTTCTTCATTTCTTCCCTGAAGACGTTTGATTTCTTCTTCCATAATAATCCAACGCCTTGTCCCTTCTATCTTTTTCCCCTTGATAGTGCCGTCATGCAGGTACTTCCTGATAGTTCGGTACTTAATGCCGAGAAGATTTGCCGCCTCGATAGTGTTGTAACCTTTCTCCATTATTCCTCATCTTCCTCTTCTTTGTCGTCAAACGGTTCTGTGCTCTGGAATATCTTGTTTAGCATATTAGCAAGATTCCCGGCGAGAGTATTGCTTTCTCTTAGCTCTCTCGCATCCGCTTCAATTTCCGTGATCTTAATCTTGATTTCCTTTCTCCTCCTTCATTATAACGAAATGCCCGTATATGTCAACAACATATTTCCCGAAGGTTTCACACCATGCAACAATATCATCATCTTTGAGTGCATAACCCCAGCTTGATTGTGACGTGTTCCAACCATGTTCTACTGTAAATGAGAGCGTAGACACGCCTCCATATCTGTTGACCGTCACATAGTCTCCATCTCTATCGGGCTTCCCCGAATTAAACTCAATATTCATTTCATACCCTCCATAATTTTGTTTGCCGTCCTTCTAATAGTTTCTATGTTTGCGCTGAGTTCCTTTGCCTCTTTTCCTTTGCTCCATCCTGCGATATAGCCAAAGCTGTATTCTTCCGTATTCATTCCGAGCATCCTGCATACCGTATATGCTACGCTTTCGGCCTGAACTTCCTTCGTTCTTCTCTCCGCTTCTTTTTCTTCCCCTTCTTTTCCGTGCAGTAAGCTATGAGCGATTTCGTGTACAAGCGTTTTTACGGTCTGCTCTTCGCTCATTTCAGCCTTAACAACAATCTTGTTCTCGGCATCGTTGAAATACCCTTTTGCCGCGCTATTAATCGGTTCGAATGATACTCTTACAGGAGATACCGCAATCAGCTTATCAACCAGTTCCTTATACCCTTCAACGTTCCCGGTCAGGTCGTTGCAGATTTCCGGGATTTCATCACCGTCTGTCTGGCTGATATCAAACACAGAAACGGGTCGGAACGATGTCCAGTTAAACTCGTGCTCTTCTTTATTTCCGTTCTCGTCCTCAATCTGCTTTATGTATTTGTGAGGGCAAGGGGCAAGAATACGGATTCCTTTTTCGCCTTTTCTCACCTGACGTTTGAACTTGTTCTGCCAAGCCTGATATCCTGCTACCATTGTCGCCTGCGGCATCTGCAGGAAAATTAAAATTGAGTTATTCACACTGTAATCGTGGAACTTGCTCATGAAGTTTAAATATTCCTTGTACTTGTCACTCGCAAGCAGTTCTTTCACGCCTCTTTCAAGCTCTTTCGTGATTTCTTCGGTTTTCATCTTTATTCCCCTTCCTCAATCCTCAAAACCTCTATTGTGTTTACTCTTCTGTACCCGTCGCATATCATTTCGTCAACACCGGCAAAATATATTTCGTTGCATTCAAGCTCGCTTCCGTCGTAAAAAATTATTTTCATCTTTATACCCCTTTCTCAACATATTCCCAAAACAGATCAAAACCTTCTTGCCCTGATCCTTCGTATTTCTGTTCCGGAATCGGCTTGCCAGCATCTTCGATCATCTTGTCGATTCTCGCCTGTTCTTCCTGATGCTGTTTCCACAGCGGCGTTCCCATATAGCCGTTATTGTCTTTGGTAATGATGTACTCGTGTCCCCGGTACTCATACAGTAGGTCGGTGTGTTCCCACGCTTTTCCAAATCTGTTATCGCCTTTAATTGCGCCCTTGAATGTTGCTTTCTTTTCCATCTTTATTTCCCTTTCTCCCAGTAGCCTGATAGGTCAGCGCTTATTTTAATAAAGTCTTTGATAGCCTTTTCTGTCAAGCGCAAGTGTATTCCAGAACACTTCTCTTACAACTGGTTGCCTGTGCCACATATCCGTTTTTGCGTTCTTCTCGCTACGAGAATACTCAACCATTTTGTTGATCTGATTGATAACATGCTGTCTCGACTTGCCCTTAATCTCGACAACAATCGGATTCATCTCTTCGTATCCGATTTCTACTGTCCACCACTCGTACTGAAAATTCCCCATCTTTGTTCCCTTTCTGTAGGTCTTTCTTGACCTTACATGCTTATTATAGCCCATCATTACGTAAATGTCAATACATTTTTTAATTTTTTTCGATCTTTTTTTCGAGCATTGCCACCGTGTTTGAAACGAGTTCCCTTCGTTTGCGTTCCGTATCCGTAAGTTGGGCGTTGCTGTATGACGCAATCTGTATCTGACGTTCCAACGTGTCCTTAAAAGCCGCCATGAACGCTTTCCTGCGCCACTCCAAATCATCGCTCTGGCATATGCTTGTAAAGCCGCCGATCCTCTTTACTACTGCCGCCGTAACAGGATTCATCTCTGCTACAGCAACATCCGCCCTGTATGAGCCGTACCGCTGTATTCCGTCAAGGATCTTCTCCCATTCTTCCGCCGCATCCAATTGTAAATCTGGATTGTCAATCAAGGCAAGCTCTTGACGGATTGCTGAAACCGTCGGGAAATATCTATCCTTTTCTATTATTCGAACAATGGCAAGATTGAAACGCTCCATAGGTATATCCCGGAAAAAATTGTACCAAACACTCATCTGCGTGTCGTTCATCTCCTGCCGATAAGCGTTGCATAAGAAAACCATTGATTTCGCGAACTCTTGTGCCGTCATAATCCCTCCGTAAAATTGCTGAAGTCGTATTCGACATCGCCCGTTGTGCGTCTGCGCTTTACAGAATAATCATCCTGCCAGCACTGTTGATGGAACCATGTAGAGCCGTGCTTCACGTACCTTTCAGGGACCTTTTCCTGATGTATGTATTCGATGTAGTTGTACACGCCAGTAAGAATGTCATCAAATGATGTTCCCGCTTTTCTCGCTCGGATGTAATCATTCAGCGCATTTGTCTTTCCTTTCTTATTCGGATAAAGCTTCCAAAGGTTCTCGAACTCAGCCTTATAGTCTGTATTTGATTCCTCTTTACTTAATCTTTCTTTATTTGATTTATCTTTACTTAATTGTGGGCGATTTTCTATAGGTAGAATTTCAACAGGTAGAATTTCTACCCCTTGTTTTTCTGCTTTTTGATTTTCTACCAATTGAATTTCCTGCGGTTGCTCGTAGATATCGTAAACGTATTCGATTCTGCCGCTTTTCGTTTCGTTCGGCATCTTCTTAGTGACTACGAGATATCCGCTGTCTTTCAGTTCCTTTAGTGCTGACTTGACGGCAGACACGCCGTCCTTACAGATAGCCGCCAGTCCTTCTATGGTGTAATCCCACTCTGGCGGCAGTGAAAGGATCTTGCTCAAAAGGCCGATTGCCTTGAGCGATAAACTCATATCACGAAGGTGATGATTGCTCATCACCGTGTAATTCGTGTTATGATTTACTCTTACAACAGACATAGCGTTTCCTCCTGCCCTTTATTATAGCCCTTCACGCCGTAAATGTCAATCTTTTATAATGCTGTACTCTGAGAAATAAACCTTCTCTCCGTAGCGGTTGAATCCGCACTTTGTCTGGCTCCTTATCGGAATGCCGTCACGACGAATGTCGTTAATTCTCGCCGCAAGCCTCGATACGCCGAGTTCGTAGGAAGCCTGAGCCTGCGTGATAGAGCCAAAGTCATTCATAAACTGTAAGATTCTTTCTTTCTGCGTCATTTCGTCACCTCCCGTATTGTCAAATCTGGATAGCGGTATTCGAACAGTTTCTTCTTTAGCTTGTAGACGTCTGTCTTAAAGCCTTTAACATCTTCAACGATTTTCCTTCCGTTCTCGATATACTCAAAATCGGCGATATAAACCGTCTGGCGGTACTTTTTGTTTCCTTTTTTGAAAGCGGGAATCAATTCGTATTCTGGCTGCAGGCGGAGAGAGTGAATCTCTCCTGCCCGCTCCATCAGCGCAAGCTGTGTGTAGCGCTTTGCCTCAGCCTTGCTATCAAACTCGTGCCCGCCCTCGTTGGTTTTTCTATTTCCGTATTTCATAGCCATGACTTCCCGAATGTTACAACAAACTTTTCCCTACTGTATTTCTCCTCAAATACCTTCTGGCACTCCCGCTTCAAGTCCAAATCAATGTACCTATTGTGGTGTACAGACGAATTGGACATATTATGATGCGGTGCGCAAAGGTAGCACCAACAGCCATATTTTTCGGACAGCTTGCGGTTCGCAGTCCCGAAGAAAATATGGTGCTTGTGAAGCCCGAACGGTGTTCCGCAGAAATAACAAACCTTCTCATTAGATAATATGCTCTTTGACATTTCCCCACTCCCTTGATATTTGTGATTCTATAAGCCTCATTTGCAATTTAAGCGATTGAATTGCTTCCTGATTTGCTTTGTACACCGTTTCAGCAACATCCCTCTTGAACCTCGCTTCCGCCACTGATGGAATGCCGTAGCAGGTTTTGTCGATCAAGCCTATTGCCATTCCTCCATCCCTAAGCTTCAGGCACTCGCCTCGGAGAAGGATTTTGTAATCCCTTTCCGCTTCGGCGTATGCCGTTCCGTTCTTGCGAAGCATCTTTATGCAAGCGTCAAGCTGTTGCGTCTTGGACGCAAGCTCCATATACAGATCGTCCATTAGAAGACAAACGGAAGCGGTTCACTGTCAGAGGTGACAAATTCATCTTTGGGTTCTTCCGTTTTCTCCTCTTTCTTTTTCTCCCCAAATTCAAACGATTCTACCACAAAAGAAGTAGTGAAAACCTTCTGACCGTCCTTTTCGTATACATCAGTTTCAATGCGGCCTTTTGCGCCAATTTTGTCGCCCTTCTTTAGATATTTCCCCATTGTTTCAGCAGTCTGCCCCCATGCCGTGCAGGAAACGAAGTCCGCCTTGTCCTTTTCCCACCTCGGGACGGCAAGGACGAACTTACACACAGCCTTCTGCTTTTCGCCAACATAGCGGACAACAATATCCTTCGTTATTCGTCCGGTCATAACTACAACGTTCATAATGCCTCCTTAAACTCTTTCAAACATTGTTTTGCGTATTCTTCGTTGATTGGAAGGTCGATATAACGCCTTGTATCGCCCTTAAGATGTATTCCTGCAAGGAACTCCCACTCAACGCCGTAGCACTGTCTATAGCCGATCCTGTAAAGATTCAATTGCAGTGCCGTCCTTTCCTTGTCAAACGCGGATGTGCTTTTTATATCAGCCCCGCCTTGCTTCCCGTCTTTTGTTATAACGGCATCGAGCCTCCCTGCAACTGTTATCCCATCATAGTCAATCAAGACGGGGATTTCATTGCCAAGAACACGGAATCCGTTTTTGTCTTGAAGGAACCTGAAGTTTTTCACCTCTTCGCTTCCGTCGTCTTCGCCGTGCTTGCAGAAACGTTCGACTGCCTCATGTACTTTTGTTCCTCGCCCTGCCGCCCGCTTCAGAACGGCAGGGTCAACGGAATCATACTTGCAGCCATACTTGAATTGGATGACCTGAGAAACGCTCGGAACGATAATCCCGTCAACAAGGTAAATGTGTTCATCCTCGTAAAATTCAAGCAACCTTCCGCCGCTAAAAGCAATTGAAAAGTCCATCACTTCACCTTGATACGAATGCAGGGTTTTGTCGGGCTGAGCGTCACGTACTCGTCATACAGGTCAGGGAAGTCCTTTCTAAACTCCTTACTGTCGAACACTTCTCTGTTCGTCCCTGCAACGTAGGAGATTCTAAGCTCCGGGCAGTCAATAGACAGAACGCCGTAAGCCTCCATCTGGCTCAAAATCTGCGCCTTCAATTCATCCTCTTTGGCTTTGATTTCTTTGGCCAGTTTCTCAAACTCAACGATTTTATCAACCGTTTCCTGTGCAAGAATCGCATTTCCTTCTGTAACCTGTAACATCACTCTTTACCTCCCTTTTTGTTCATGATTGCTGTGATGATGTCGCTTGCTTTCTTGAGCGGCAAATCTTCTGCAGATGTTACGCCGCAGTTATCAAGTAGTTTCTTGAGGTTGTCGCCCTGATAAACCTTCTTGATAATCTCAACCTGCTTCGGAGACGCCTTGCGTTCTTCCTTTGTTGGCTGATTCTGATCTTCCTTCTTTTCTTGATTCAACTTTGCATTCTGCACTTCTTCAGCGCTCGCAACCGATGTATCAACTCCGAATCCCAACATTCCCAAAGCTCGGCCAACAGCTGACGTTTCGCAATTTTCAATGTACGATGTTTTGTTGATGAAGGAAGAGCCCTCCTTCTCGTATGCCGTTCCAGTCCCGAGGATGTGATGCCCTCTCTCATCGTCGTAGCCAACCTTCGCGCGGAAGATGCACACGCCGCCGTCGTTTGACACCAACTCGGTGTGGATAAACCCGTCAGGGAAAACCATTCTGAACGCTTTGATTCTCTGATTGACTTCGGCGTACTCCTTGCCGCTGATATTTGTTGTCGCTATTGTTTCATTTGCTTTTCTAAGGTCCTCGTACTTCATCTTTCCTCCCCTTTCAGTACAAGCATGATTTTCTTGAGTGTGAGTCTGCTCGGCTTCTGTAAGCCTTTTTCTACGTAGTTGATTGTCTGAATGCTAAGATTGCACTTTTCTGCAAACTCACGCATCGACATATCATGTCTCGCTCGGTATTCAAGCATTGCTTCCCGTAAATCCATTTATTCACCTCCTTTCACACGTAAGCTGACGGACAGCCTTCCGGTTGCGCTGTTTACGCTAACGAATTTAACAGTCGCGCCTTTCTCAACCCAGTCAAGCGTTCTTCTTACGTTTGTAACCTCTGCGCTCGAGTAATCTTCAACGTAATCGTCGAGAAGAACCTCGTTTTCGTCCCACACGGTGTACTCCGTGACAACCGCAACATTAACCTTTTGAAACGTCTTCAGCAGCATCTTTATTTCTCTTTCTCCCCGTCAAGCCGTTAGGTCAGCTAATTTGTTTTAGTGATACGATTCCCTGTAAAGATATGATACAGTCATCATCAGGTCATCATATTCCTCATTGCTTATAATCTCGTTAGCATTGAGCCACTCTTCCGCGATATTGCAACGTTTTCTTATCTCAGCAGGAGTTCTCCCGCCCTGAATTGCATTAACCATTCTCCAGCATCCATTCAGGGAAAGTTTCGTATTGATTGCCATCTTTAAACCTCTTTCCGGGTCAAGCCCTTTATCAATTACAAGCGTATTATAGCTCCGTTCTGGTGAAATGTCAATACTTTTTTTAAAATTTTTTTAAAAAATTGGGAGTGGCTTTTACACCACCCCCATACCGGAAAGGGAAACGTCTGTCTGACTTTGTTTTACCACACTAATTCGATGTTGTCAAGCCTGAAGTTTGCGTATAACTGCATTATATAGTCTCGGCTGTATCGCCTGTAGAGTGGTCATTAGTTCATCAATTATAGGCCAGACGTCTTCTTGCTTGCGCCCGTCAATTAGGCGAGCAAATTCGCTTTCTGAATAATAGTCAACAACATTCACACCTGAATCAAACGAGTATTGCGGTATTGCTTCGGGAATGCGTTCCGTTCCGTACATTTCTCTTTGAATTGTCAAGAATGCCGCCAACTTTATACAGGTGCTTGCGTTCGGATTTCGTACTCCTTTGCACTCGGCAATGGCCTCCTGCAAGTCGTGTTCCGTAATCACAGAAGGCCACCTCCTTACATCATCTGGAGCATGTTCCGCAACTGCTGGCGGATTGACTCGTTGGGCGCTTCTTCCATAGCGTCCTCAAGCATTCCCTTGAAATCCTCGTCGCGGGAATATCTTCCCATACTGTCACGCCGCTGTCTTGCGTACGATCCACGCATAGATCGGTTGTTTCTGCCTCGCCCACGATTTCCGCCCTGAGCATAGGTATATCCGTAATCGGACGAATACCCATCGTCTTCAGCTTCCATCATAGCAATGGTCGTTTTTAGGCTTTTCAGCGTATGCGTCAGTTTGTCAAGGTACTCCATATCCCCGGCAGAAAGTTCTCCGCCTGCCATACGGAGCTTCTCATTCGTCTTTTCCACCTCACGCATAACGCTTTCGCAAAGCTCGTGTAACTGCTCAATTTTGTCGTGCATATCGTCCTCCTTATGCGATCCGCGTAATAGTCAGGTTTGCGTTCTGCACCTCAATAACAGGCGCAGGCGTCACGGTAGGGTCTGTCGTTGCCGGGACTGCATCTACGGACAGGGAGAAACAGCAACAACGAGGCACTTTGATGATCGCCGTGCTTGTCACGTTGCCGAAGTCCTCAACAGCCGCAGGCGTGAAGATTGCCCTGCTTGTCAGCCTCGGTTCCCCATTGACCGCAATAGCCACCGCAATAGGTGCAACCGTCCCGCCTTCCGGGATAGCAATGTTGCCATTGAATGTTACCTGATACTGCGCGAACTGATTGCAACAATTCGTTGTAGATGCGCCCTTGAGAATAAAATTCCCGGTGTTGCCCTCGTGGTAAACGTAACCACGATTGCAGGGAATAGATGTATCAAACAGGATCGGCGCATTCAGCGCAACCTCCTGAATCGGATTATACAGAAATTCACAGGCCATAGCGCACCTCTTTAGAAATTGTTACCGCATCCGCAACCGTTGTTGCAGGTGAAGATAGGAGTACGACCGTAGACGGGAGTCGTGCCGACCGGGCACTGATCAAGTCTATTGTACAGCGCATCCACTTCCGCAGTCTGCCCGGCAAGAATACGAGCCGTCTGAACGTCCTGAGAAGCCTGCCCACGGGCAAACAGCAGTTCCTGACGGAGCTGAGCAATCGTCTCATTCTTCGCGTCAATCTTGTCGTTGCACATCTGGTCAAGGATTCTCTGAATGCCCGCGTTCTGATTTGCAAGCACGTCACGGATACCATCAGATACAGCCGCACGATCCGCGCAAGCCTCCCGGGCAATGTCTGCACCAAGGTTCGCAAGTCCAAGGCGATTCTCACAGCCATTTTGTTATCGCATAGGCTCTTTATCCTATACTTCTTATGGTTTCCCATAAGTTCAGACTATATCTTCACCCTCTCATAAAGAGTAGGGGTCGGGCACTCGTGTCGGGATTATTGGTAGTCGTCCTCACCCATTAGTCGTTGAGCCTTCCGTGGTACTTTCATCGACATTCCCACGGCTTGGTTGCTGATTGCCATGCATATTTCTATGTTTGTACTGTTTCTGAGGTTCTATAAAACAGATTTCTCCGTTTGGAGTCTTTCCTTTTTTGCTCCATGTAAGAATATTGCTATAAGAGATACCTAACTTCTCTTTCGCTTCTTTAATGGAATTATATGTAGTGTTGCCTATCGTTACTTTTCGCCTTTTCTGACCGTTTGTTTTTTCTGCAATATTAGGGTCGCTCATAGGATTAGAATCCTTCATTCGCTTTCTTTGGTTTTCAGACTTCATTACATTCTTTTCAGAATATAGATTTCTTAACTCGTCTGTCCACCAAGATTTCACTCCTCCAGTTCCACCTTCGTAGATATTGCAGACACATTGTCCTATTTCTTTAAGTTCGTGTACTCTTACATATTCATAATCAAAAGCATCTTGCTCATTTTCGAAATGTTTGATTATTCTGCTTTCACAATCAAATCTTCTAATCATGTCGTTAAAAAATCTGTTGTGCTTTCGTACTTTGTAACGATTATTGCAACCTTTTCCTACGTAGATTATTTCTCCTGTTTCTTTAATGAACCATTCATAAACATAAAACATATTTGCACCTCCACATTGGTTTTATATATTATAACACAAAATCAATGCGAAAACAATATGTTTAGGTTTCCAGCAATTCACCCGATTGCCAGTGCGGATTACGCCGCACAACTGCCTACTGTGTATTTTGTAAATACAAGACTATCTTTGGCTTTTTTGATAATCTTCTTTAAGCAGTCAGCGAACTGCGTGTTAAGAGCGTTGAAGCCCTGAGACATAGCGGTCTGAGCCGCAAATGCCTGTTGCATGTTAGCGATCTGTCTTGCGTTCGCTCCCTGTTCGATCCCGGCAAAGCCGTTGCAAAGCTGAGTGGAAATGTCGCTGATGCCGTCTCGGATAGACGTGATGTTGCTGTTAAGCATCTGATCCCTGAAGCCGTCAGTCGTGATCTCCGCCTGGTTCATCCACGGGTAAAGCGTGTTACCACCGCCGTAGCCGCCGTTTCCGCCCCAGCCATTACCAAAGCCGCCAAGCAGGACAAACAGAAGTATGATCCACCATCCTTCTGAGCCGAAACCGCCGCCAAAGCCACCTCCGCCGTTGCCGTACATAGGCGCTACGGGCATAACCATTCCGCCATTTCCTTCATCTGTTAAAGCCATTGTTTAACTCCTTTTGTGTTTATTCTTTCAACCGCCTGCGCACTGCGGCAAAAGTCATTTTCCGCCCAGCATCTGCATCAGGGAATTTGCCTTCTGCACGGCATCGTTGTACTGTGCCTGCGTTATCTTCCCGGAATTAAGCATCTGCTGTATTGTCTGTCTCGGGTCACCCTTGACTTGGCTCTGAAACGCGCGGAAACGCCCCAAAATGCCATTTTGCATACTTGTCTGAGGTTTTCCCTGCAAAAGGTTAAAAAGTGGATTTTGAGCCATTTTAAGCGCCCTCCTGAGGTTTTATCTTGTCAAGCAAATCCTTCGTCCATTTTTCAAGTTCTTCGTGCGTTACGTAGTTTCCGTTCTGCAGGCCGGATTGCTGATTTGTCTGCGTCCGCTCCTTGTAGTCAAATACCCGGAGCGGCATAGGCATTCCGCTCGTGTCCGTTGATTTGATGTAGAATGTGCTACCTTCTGCGTCCATCAATAAGACGCTTTGCCCTGCTCCGACAAGATAAGACTTCGCACCGGCCTCGCCCTGAACCCACACGATCCCGTTGTTTGCAGGCGTGTACTGCTGATAATTCTGCTGATACGGATAGTAGTTAGGCATCTTTTTTCCTCCATGCAAAAATAGGCGTTTCATCCCCGGAGTCCCACGCATCGTAATAATCGCCATCTCTGACGCATACTACATGCGTTCCTGTTCCGAGAATGTAAACACCTTTGTTGTTCTGTTCGGCAAACTCGGCTATTGTACACATCGGACAAGTCCGGCTTGCAATATCCCGATCGTAGCCAAGGTCATTGAGATACTGTCCCCATACGGCGTTACTTGACGGCATATCGCACATCCTATAACCATACGCAGACAAAGCAACATAAACCTCTCGCCACGATTTACCCGTTGCTAACGAGATCGCCCTGACGGTGCAGTCCCCTACCCTTTCCCTGCATGGGTTCGGATTTGCATAAACAAAAGCCATGTTCTACCTCCCTGAACATGGCTCAATCGTATTATGGATTATTCTTTGTTTCAATGCGTACAGCGTGCAGATTCTATGCGTCTTTGATGAACACTTTGTTCATTAGGCAGAAAGGGCACCTGAGTATTCTTGTGCCGGTTTCAGACGGCTGTGCAAAAACCTTTGTCCCGCATTCCGTGCAGTGATATGAACATATGTTAAGGCTCATTTTCTCGCACCCACCTTTCAAGAAGGAAATATACAACTCGCGCTATTGCCAACATTGTATTTTTGGATGCGTTGCCCGTTTCTATTCGGTACAATATATTTTCCATTTGATTCAGCTTTTCACAGCCTTCTTCATACTTCGTCATTCTTTTTCGCCTCATCACAATATCCGTCTAAATGCGCCCAACGTTTCAGGAGTTGGCAAAACCGATACTTGCTTGCTTCAAGCCCTTCGCTGTGAATGCAGTCCTTGCAACGCACAACTTCAACTAAATCCTTTCCGTAGTCTTCTCCTTCGATCTCCATAAGTTCAATCATTATTCACCGTCCATTCTTGCCCCACAATGTGGGCAAAACTTCGTTTTATTCGTTTCACCGTGCATATTTCGTCCATAATAATCACCAGACACACATATAAAAGGTGCGGAATTCCCACATTCCGAACAATACGTCCTTGATGTATAGGAATTGATTTTTTCGTCAATCCACTTTCCTTTTTTTCGTTCTGTCTGTGCGGAAGGCATGAAATATTCCTTCAGATATTGCGATAATACTTCTGGATTATATGTGCCATATCCTACATATCTTTCGCCGTTTTCGATGTATTTGATGGAATAGTACGGTTTTCCTCTATATTCCTTGTACGGACACAATTCTTGGTCTGGATACTCTACAATCAACTCGACAAATATTCTTGTTTTGTCTGGCTGTGCGGATGGCACTTCCTCTGCCGCCTGTCTGCTGATTAGATCATTCATAATCATTCACCATCCCACAACAGCAAGCTTCCGTCTGCGTTATATAGTGGCGTAAAGTGATATGTCTTTTCCACATACATAACCTTTGTGTATTTGTCGTAAACAACCGATCTGGCGCCGGTTGATTCAACCAACACAAACCGTGACGTTTCTCCCGCTTTTGGCACACTCTCTGTTTTTACGCATCCGGCTAAAAGAATCGACAAAAGAATCAAGATCACCGCAACTTTTTTCATCACTCACCATCCTTTTCTACCGCGCACCGTGCTGATTCGTTCATACCAACAATCATTCTTCGCCCCTTTCCCCTCGTGAGCAGAAGCCGTTTAGTGGGTGTAGCCCCATATCAATCTCACAGATTACGATCCCGCTATCACTTTCCACCATATTGTGTTCGCAGTCTTTACACCTCACCACAGGCACGGCATCAATGGTCGGTGCGGCTTCAATGTGTTTTTCAAACATCTTATACCGTATCCAACAACCGCTTTCCCATTTCTGCATATCGCTTTCCATTTCAAACGCTTCGTGATACATTGCATCTCTAAGCGCATCTGCGTCAATCAGTCTCATTCTTCGCTCCTTTCTGCCGTGCAGGTCGGTTCCCATGCTGGGCATCCATAGACAGATACCACGTTGTTCCTTTGCGGGTCAAACCACGGTTTCGGCATCGTGTAGCTAAACCATGTGCATTGTTCCTTCTTCAGTTCGCAGTACCCGCAAGGAAGATGATACTTGCAATAAAAGCCTGTCGTTATTGATTTGCTCATTCTTCGCTCCTTTCCATCTTTGCGCCGCAATTAGGGCAGTAGTTGTAATGGTAAAAGTAGTGCAAATACGGCGTAGTGTGGTACTTCCCACAGTTTGAGCATTTAGCGCTCTGCCAATCTGCTATTATCGTTGATCTTCTGTTGTCCTCGTGCGTTACCTCTTGCTCTATCCACTTCCCATGTTTCACCGGGTCTATGGTCGGCATCTGTTCTAAATGTTCAATAACCTTCTTCCCACTTTCGAAGTCAAGTGTTGGCTTGCCGTAAGGGTTACACTCTGTTTTCAGCCATTTAATTGCCGCCTGTCTGCTGATTAAATCGTCACTCATTCTTGCCGCCTTTCTTCGCCAACTTCATAGGTGCTCCATTTCTGTCACAATAATGATCACCCAAATTATCGTGAAAACAAGCACACTCACTTCTCATACACGGCATAAATATCTCGTTGTAGAAGTATTCACCCGCTACCATCAACGATGAGGTTCTTTCCCCATGCACGCGGAACGGGCACGGTTCCAAATCACTCATTATTCTTTCCTTTCGTCCTTAATTTTCCCTTCTTGCAGTCGATACCATGTGTCGGCCTTTATTTTCTCGCCGTACCATACGGTAAAACTTAGTTTCCATCCTTTGGATTTCATTTGTCCACGCGCGAATTACCCGCTCCGCTTTTTCATCCATCATATCTCTTACGGGAAAAAGCCAATGTTTTTCTATAATATCTCTATAGGTTTTACTTTCAATTAACCGTTCTCTTAATATCTGCCTGTTGTTCTCTCTCTTGTATGCAAGTTGAATGTACTTTTCAATTTCGGAATTTGGCATTTCCCACACATCTTCAATTTCAGAACTTTTGTTAAGTGATATCGCCATACTCGCCGCCTCCTTCGTTATACTTTTCGCACAGTTTCTAATATTTCGGGATTTCACTCCCCTTTGTCGCAAAAACCATCGTCAGGGACTAATTGCATCGGCCATCCTCGCCCTTCGCAGAAACCCTTTTCCGCGTCTCTGTGTTTGCAGTCCCTGCACCTCACAACGGGAACGGCATCAATGGTCGGTTGCTCATCTATAAACGCACAAAGTAGTTGTCTTGCCAAATCTGCGTATGGGCCACTTTCATAATCAATTCCAGTTTCATCACATTCCGCAAGCAAGTTCTTCTTCACAGCGTCAGCATCAATCAGTCTCATTCTTCGCTCCTTTCTGCCGGGATCACTACAGGTGCGGAGCCAACAAGAGAAACAGCATCATTCCAATTTGGCGTAGGTGCAAAATCACTGTTGTTGCTCCTTCTTACAAACCTCGCGAACTCTCGCATAAGTTCTCCCCGGTCTATAAGGTCTCCGTGGTCGGGAATAACAACGATGTCATCACCATGTACGAAGGTCACAACATTATCAATGTTCACAATAGCAACTGCGCCGCGCTTTATTTCTTTGACGTTTATTCCTTTAATCAATATGCTCATTCTTCTCCTTTCAACTGCTCATCAGCATATTCCACAGTTTCAGCAGTTCCCGGCGAAGCCTCACAACATCGTTCGCATATCGTGTGTGATTATTTATACTCGTACAGCTCCAGTTGTACTTTTCATCGTCCTTTTCCTGCTTCCTGCATCCTTCTTCAAAATCGCTACGAAGTTCAGTTAAAAGCGATTCAATGAACATCATTTTCCTTCGTATTGCTTGCTCTTTTGTTTTCCTCTTTTCGCTCATTCTTTGCTCCTTTCATATCAGCTCCGCAATTAGCACAATACCTAAAGTCCTTCATCCAAGCCCAGAATACCGTTCCGCATTCGGAACATACGATTTGCGGTGCAAGCCTTGTGCTATGCGGCAACCACTCCCCGTTTCTTTCTGACTTTCGTATCCTGTCGCACATCCAACTTAAATGCCCCTTACAACGTCCATCATACCTTTGGCAATCTTTGCATTGTTTTGAGATACCAAGCTTCCGCCTCAATGTTTCTGCGTCAATCATTCCCATCTTTAGACCTCATCACTCCCGCTCCGAGAAGAGCGATAACGAACAAAACAATCGTCCATCTTCCTTCGCGTGCGCTTCCGGTTTCAGCCCAAACCATACCGAAATAAATCATAACGGTAACGACGGCAATCTCAATCAGCCCGAGTACAATATCACTTTTCTTCATATCTCCTCCTTACATGTTCATCAATACGTTCAAGCGTTTTTTCTCCAACGCCTTTTACTTCGCCTATCCATCCGAGCACGGTTTCCCAATCAGCCGTTCCGTCCGAAATACATTCCTGCTCTGCAAGTGCCGTAGCGCCGTTTTCGAAGCCTTGTCTGTAAACTTCTACAAGGTAGGCAGTTAGTTCGTTTCCGTCCATTCTCTGGATAGCTCTACGCTTTTCCCTGCCGATGTAAAGCCCCGCTTTTGCTTTCGCTACTGCTTCGTCACTAACCTTCATATCATTGTGGCGGTTTTACCTCCCACCGTCAAGGTTTGTCTCAAAGTCCGAAATGGAAACTTACACCGAGCTTCATCCACTATCTGATTTTAGTGACCGCCATGTAGCTTACGACTGCACCTTTTCCCCCGGATTGTATTTAATAGTTGGTGATCTCGTAGATACTTATATCAAACTCATAACCGTCTTCTCTCGCCTGCTTTGCACGCTTGTCAGCATACGCAACAGCTTCTTCTTTGTCATTTATCTCAAAGTAGTTTGTCGACTTGATGCCAAACCCTTCAAGATATACCCGAACAATGTAATTCATATTTCCCCTTTCTGGCGGTTTAACCACCCACCGCCAAGGGTTGTTTCAACGTCCGATAGCACAGGCGCATTGTTTATTTTGTAAGTTCGGCGTCAATTTCTTTCAAAGTGAACTCGTACTTGTCTTCGTTGTGAAGCCATTTGCCTTCATCGTCGCACATGTCCCAATAGTTGTCTCCGCTACGAAAGCTGTGGAACAGGCAAGCCCCGTCAGGGCTGTATCCAGTATCGCTGTCTTTCTTGTTCGCCCACATACCGTGAGAGCAGTACTTTGCGCCAACTTTGAAGCAAACATAACCGTCAAATCCGCGTTCAATCGCCTTGTCGAGAAAGTCCCTCATCTGCTTCAGCTGAGACATGCTAAGGTTTTCGTTCCACCAGTCGAAGATTCCAAGCTCATCACAGACATCGGAGATTCGCCACTTCTTGCTGTATCCTCGCGTCGCCTTGACAAATTCCCCGGCCTTTATCATCTTGCCAACGTTGTTCATTACTTCGTATGCGTTCATCTTGTTCCCTTTCTGCCATTCGGGCTGCCCTTTTATTGATTACACGCTTATTATATCTCCTCTTTATGCATATGTCAATACTTTTTTTAAAATTTTTTCAAAAAGATTCCGAGGTGTTACCCTCGGATATGCTTGAACAAGGTTTCTTCGCTTTTGTAAACGATAGTTTTCATCTGGCGAACGGACATATCAAACTCTTCTGCAAGCTTATCATACGTGATTCCGTCCAACAGCCGCCGCTTTAAGATTGCACGGTTTCGCTCGGCATTCCTCCCGATGATCCACTCGTCAATAAGGTTTGATATGTCCGTCCTTGACAACTCACTAACGCTTTTTCTTCCTGCGTCGTACACCTCTACTACCACCACTACTTTTCGTCCGCGTTTTCTTCCGCCTCGTAATTGTTATTCTCGCCATTGTTTATATCTCCGTCACGTCCGATATAACTGGCGTTGCCGCGTTCACCGCCTTCGATTACAAGCTGTTCGCCCTCTTCTACATAGTCGTATTGCATCCATGCGTACAGCCAACCGAAGTTACTAAGTAGCAACGCTCCGACAAGTATGAGGATGAGAAGGAAATTTCTTTTCTGCCGCCTTTCGGCTCTCGCCATCTCACCCTCATACAGGATATATGGCACACTTATGCCTTTTGTTTCTTCGTTCACGTGTTTCCCCTCCTGCATTGATTTGTCTATAACATATCATTTGCAGGGTGATGTGTCAAGTAGTTTCTTTTCATACGGGCTTGATATACTTTCCAGAAGCCCAACCTTCGTTACCGTCATAGATGCATCCATACCAAATCGTTTTGCCAACCATTTCGGTATCACCTGTCAAATGGACAGTAGAACCTTTTGGAATTACAATAAGCATCTTTCCCTTGCTTGCTCCTGCGGCATCTCTTAGCCAAACATCACCTGTTGCCTTCGCTTTCAAAAGCTCTTCAAGATACATTGGCGATACGAAACCCGATTTCAGGGACGGGGCAATGATATGCCCCCAACCCGAATCAGCCCAACCGATGAGGGAAACTCTTGTGCCGACCTTCAGCACTTCTAACACCTTCGCGTTCACGTTGCCTTCCTGACGCAAATTGCAGAAGGCGCAGTCAGCGATAACGTATGGCGTAGTAGCCTTTGCCTTCTCGCCGTCAGACAGGACGCAGACGATGTGGCCTTTTGTTCTGGTCACAAGGATGTCCCCTTCCAGAAGCCACTGTGAAGACTTGCAGTATCGGTCTTCCGTCAGGATGTCAAACTCGCCTGTTTCACGGAACCGCTCGACAGCATCCCCGGTGTAGAAGTCCTTCACTTTGCTCCCGGCATACTTACACGCGCCCAAAATGAACTTTGCGCAGTTCGTTTCGGTCGGAATCTTCACTTGCCGATAGTCAAAGCCGTACTTCTTCGCCTCGTTGTACAGAGTATAGCAATGCTCCCAGTAGGAATAGCCAACATAATCATTGGCGCATCCCCACCGCACATCCTCGGCAATCTTTAGCCGCATGGTAGGATTCTTCGCACGGATGCACACCCAACCTTTGGAGTGCAAGTACCAGTCTTGTGCAAGCACTTCCTTCCCGGTCTGGTCACCAGGCTTGCCGCCTTCAAGCGTTCCGTATTCGTTGATGCTTGCGCCGCCAATTAAAACAGCCATAGCGTTCTCCTTTGTTTTTATCTAACCCGCCTATATATGACGGAATATCGCAATATAGGCGGGATATGGGTCAAGGGTGGGTCAAGTCATTCAGCAGATATAATATTCAGTCCGATTGCACTACCATAAACGAGTCCAGTCAAATCAGATGGGTCTTTGTCAT